CTTGGTAAAGACATGATGTATCCAAATTTTTACACAGAGATACAGCACGACAAAGTGACAGATAGAGAGACAGTTAAACTGGGCTTTTCCACCACAGCAAAAACAAAACCCCTCGTCATCGACAAACTCAGAGCCTCAATGAGAGACAACGAGTTGGAACTGAATGACAAAGTAACGATTAGAGAAATGCTCACTTACATTGTCACTGAATCTGGGGCTATGCAAGCTGAGAACGGATGTTTTGATGATTGTGTGATGTCCCTCGCATTAGCAAATTACATCCACGAGGGTGCATGGACACCAATAGCGGTTGATGACTCTTATTACATTGAGATGGTATAAAAATGGCAAAAAAAGACTTGAAGAAGTTGTCCGACAGCAACATCGTAACGATGGTTGACAATTGCGTAGGACTATCTGTCGGATACGCAGACTCAGAATTAAGTACTGAGCGCGAAAAAGTCATGGAGTACTACAACGGAGATTTGCCCAAGCCTGTGCATGATGGCAACTCCAAGTACATATCTATGGATGTCTATGATTCAGTAGAGTCTATGAAAGCGCAGTTACTAGAAACCTTTGGCAATAGAAACAAAACAGCTAAGTTTGCACCCCAGAATGCAGACGATGTAGAAAAAGCCAAAATCTGCTCAGAGTACACCGACTATGTTATTCACCGCCAAAACAACATCAGTGAGATTTACACCAGCATTATTCACGATGGTCTTATCGCTAGGAATGGTATTGCTAAGGTTTTCTGGGAAGAAAGCACACACATAGATTACGAAGATTTTGAAGATATTACTGAAGAAGAACTCGACATGCTTTTGGCACAAGACGAAGTCGAACTTGTAGAGAGCGAGACCGATGATCTTGGTTTAATATCGGGCACTATCAGCATCGAAAGCGACACTAGCCAAGTGGTTATTGAGCCATTAGCCCCCGAAGAATTTTTAATTGAATCACAGGCCAAAAGTTTAGATTCAGTCAACTTCTGTGCCCATCGCTCTAAAAAGACAATGTCTGAACTTAGGGATGAAGGTTATTCAGAAAAGCTACTGAAAAAGATTGGCGAACACTCAGATGTTGAGCTGGAGACAGACCCAGAAATATTAAGCCGATTCCAAACTATCGGCACTCGTGATTTAGGCAGTAAGAACTATCAAGACCAAGTACGCAGTGTCATGGTAATCGAAGCCTATATCATGCTAGATGTTGAGGGGTCGGGCATTGCGGAACTGTACAAAGTCATCAAAGCTGGAAATGTTCTATTACACAAAGAACCTGCACCCAGAAGACCCTTCATAGACTTTTGCCCAATCCCGATCCCTCACTCATTCTATGGGCAGAACTACGCACAGAAAGTTATCCCAACTCAAAATGCTAGAAGCGTATTGACACGTTCTATTCTCGATCACGCCATGATCACTAACAACCCTCGCTACGAAGTGTTGAAAGGTGGCTTGAGTAATCCCAAAGAACTGACCGACTCGCGCATTGGCGGCATCATTAACACCACAAGACCCGATGCCATCAAACCGATGCTACAAGCACCGCTCAACCCCTTCACCTTCCAGACTATCCAGATGTTGGATGAAGACAAGGAAGACACAACTGGTGTCTCTAGAATCTCTACAGGTCTAAACAAGGATGCTGTGAGCAAACAAAACTCCGCAGCAATGGTCGAGCAGCTTACGAGTATGTCTCAAGTAAGACAGAAAGTAATTGCCAGAAACTTTGCTGAACAGTTTGTTAAGCCTCTGTATCAAATGGTCTATCAGTTAGTCTGCGAAAATGAAGACAAAGAGCGCATCATTGAACTGGCTGGCGAATACTATGCCTGTGATCCACGGCAGTGGCGAGAGAAACGTGATGTCGTCATTGAGATATCACTTGGCTATGGTGAGCAAGAGAAAGAGTCACAGAAGTATATGGCAATGCATCAGCTATTTTCTGCTGATCCTAATTTGTCAAAAATGTACTTGCCACAAAACCAGTACGAACTGATGACAAGGACTCTGGAACTGAACGGCATCAAAGATGTTGGCTCACTGCTAACCAACCCTTCTGACCTACCACAAGAACAGCCAGACCCTGCTGCTGAACTGCAAATGCAAATGATGCAGAAGCAACTTGAAGTTCAAGAGCGACAAACTGCACTGGCTGAGATGAAAGCACAGGTATCTGCTGAAATCGACAGAATGAAACTACAGCTTGAACAAGCCAAACTTGAGAATCAACACGCCATTCAGTCTGACAATTTAGACTTGAAAGAAGAGCAGCTGGCTCACAAGAAAACTATCGACAATGCTGAGTTGCTACTGGCACAACGTGCTGATGAAATTACCGCCATTGCAAGTCCGAATGGCTAAACCCTAGTCTTTTAAGGAGAGACTGTATGACCGAAGAAGAAACTTTAATTGCCAAAGGAGAAGATGCAGAGGCATTACTTAGCCACCCTGCATTCGACTCTGCAATCCAAAGTATGGTAGAGACCTGCTTTCAAACTTTTGCTATGTCTAAATATGAAGACAAAGAAGCGAGAGAGTCTGCCTACTACCAATACATCGCTGTCACTGGATTAGTTAATACTCTAAAACAAGATATTGCTGTCCGTGATGAAATCAAATCTAAAACTTAGGAAGGAGGAATAGACCATGTCATTCGATAACGTCAATCAAAATTCCGATACTCCACTGGCATCAGTTGATGATGCTGCCGAAGCCATCCTTGAAACATGGGAAGACGCTGATGAAGATCAGCCATCTGAAGATAGTCAAGAGGCAACAGAGGAAGCTACTGACGAGACTGAAGTAGAAGACTCTGATGAAACTGAAGATGAAGAAACCGAAGAAGAAACTGAAGAGGACTTAGAAGACCTTGATGAAGAGGAAGAATCTGAGACCGATGATGAAGACGAAGAAGATGATTCTGAAGACGAGACCGATGATGATGAAGAACAGGTCGAAATCGATGATGAAACTGTGGTCGATATCGTGGTCGATGGAGAAACCAAACAAGCATCTATCAAAGACCTCAAAAGACTCTACGGACAAGAAGCATCTTTAACTCGTAAGTCTCAAGAAACATCATCCCAACGAAAGTTAGCTGATGAGCAACTGCAACGAGCCGATGCATCATTACAGGCAATGCTTAGTCGCGCCCAAGATCGGTGGAAGCCGTACTCTGAGTTAGACATGCTAGTCGCTAGTAAGCAGATGAACTCTGATGATTTCGCTGCATTACGAGCCGAAGCAAAGCAAGCTGAAGATGATCTCAAGTTCTTGAGTGAAGAAGCTGATGCATTCTATGATTTCGTTAAAAAGCAAAATGCCGATCAAAAACAGGCACAAGCTAAAGAGTGTGTGAAAGTTCTACAGAAGGAATTACCAGAGTGGAACAATCAACTCTATAACGACATCAGAATGTATGCTGTATCACAAGGTCTGCCCGAAGATAACGTCAACCAAATTACTGATCCTAATGCGATCATGTTGCTTAACAAAGCAAGACTGTTTGACCAAACCAAGAAGGTGGCTACTGTGAAAAAAGCTAAAGCATCCAAGAAAGTATTGAGGTCTAAAAAAGCACCGCCAAGTAAAGCTGAGATAAGGGCATCCAAAAACCAAAAGGTTATGGATAAACTTAGAGCAGACAGTGGTGATCTCGACAATATTGCAGAAGCGATTATGGCTAACTGGGAATGATGATTTGACTATTAACTTTTTTTAAAAGGAAAATCTCATGTCTACATTAGTAAGTTACGCAACTGTGGGATTGGCTGAAGACGTATCTCAGACCATTGCGAACATTAGTCCCACATCCGTGCCCTTCACTTCTTCTATCAAAACTGAAAAAGTAAGCGCACGCACATTTGAGTGGCTAGAAGACTCCATTAGGAGTTCGCAGGTCAATGCTCTTATCGAGGGAGCAGACGCTGCAACAACAGCCATAGGGCAACCTACTACTCGCAGTAACACTACTCAGATCATCGGTGAAGCATTTAAAGTTGCTGCAACTGTTGATGCCGTTAAGACTCATGGTCGTGCGAAAGAAACTGCTTACGCATTGGCTAAGACTCTGAAGGCTCTAAAGTTAGACCTTGAACGTGCCTTTGTGGGTGTCGATCAGGCATCTGTAACTGGTTCAGCTTCTGCTGCGCGTAAGATGGCTTCTGCATCACAAATGATATCCACAACTGTTGATGCAGGTTCTAACGCAACTGATGCACTGACTGAAGCGAAAGTTTTGGAATTGCACCAAGATTGCTACGAAAATGGTTCTGAGCCTTCAATCCTCATGGTTAAACCTGCCGATAGTTCTATCATTGCTGGGTTTGCTACGGCTGCGAATCGCCAGCGCGA